ACACTGCTGTTTACTTTGAAGATATATATTATGGTCATGTAACACACTTTGAAAGCATAAGACGAATGAGACAAAAACTTCAAGAGCAGAATGAAGAGCTTAGAGGGTTAAGGTATAAGACAAGAAAAAACAAGTTAGAAAAAGAAGTAAGGGAATTAATTAAAAATGATTAAGAAAATCCATCTACTTTTTGGCCGCTTAGATGAACTCTTTGAACTACCAAAAGGTACAAGTAAGATAGAAGTAAAAAAGCATCTTAAAATTGAAAGTATTAAGGATTTAAACCACGAAGATTTAAGTTATCTTTTAAGATTTATAGATAACATATTTTTAGAACATAATATAGATATTGATGAAAATAACTGATAAAATAGAAATAACCAACGAGTGCAACATGGAGTTAATGGCTCGTTATCCTGATAACTATTTTGACCTTGCAATAGTTGACCCTCCTTATGGGATAGGTATTGATGGACAAAAGAAAAGTATTAACAAAAACCCTAAACATAACAGAAAAGAACACACACAAAAGAATTGGGATAATTCAATTCCAAGTGCAGAATACTTTAATGAATTAAAAAGAGTCTCTAAAAATCAAATTATATGGGGTGCAAACTATTTTACAGAATATTTAAAACCAACAAAGGCGTGGATATTTTGGCATAAAGGACAAAGAGATTTGACAATGAGTGATGGAGAAATGGCTTGGACTTCATTTGATACTGTTACAAGGCAATTTGAATTAAATAGAGCTTCTTTAATAGCTCAAAATACTTTTCATCCAACAGAAAAACCCTATAAACTTTACAAATGGATATTAGACAAATACGCAAAGCAAGGAGACAAAATACTCGATACCCACCTCGGAAGTGGAAGTATTGCAATAGCGTGCCACGATTACGGATTTGAGTTAGTCGGTTGCGAGTTAGATAAAGAATACTTTGAAAAAGGAGTTGAAAGAATAACAAACCACGTTAAACAATTAACTTTATTTTGATGAACACAAATAGAAACATAAAACAAAAGAAGTGTAAGTATTGTGAAACTCTTTTTTATCCTTTTAAAACTACACAAGTCGTATGTAACCACCACTGCGCTCAATTGTATGCAGAAGAAAAAAGAAAAAAAGAAGAACAAAAAGAGTGGAATAAGGAAAAAAAACAACGCAAAGAAAACCTAATGACTTTAAGTGAATGGACAAAGATCGCACAAGGTCATTTCAATCATTTTATAAGGTTAAGAGATAAAGGGAAGCCTTGTATAAGTTGTGATAAAGTTTTTTCAAAAGATGAGATAGTACACGCTTCACATTACAAACCTGCTGGGACTTGTCAAAATGTTAGATTTAATGAAGATAATGTTTGGGTGTCTTGTGTTAAATGCAATACTCATTTATCTGGTAACCCTAGCGAGTATAGAGAAAGATTAGTAAAAAATATAGGGCTTGAAAGAGTTGAGTATATTGAAAGCATAGCAAATGAAACTAGAAAGTTTACTATTCCAGAGGTTAAAGAGATAATTGAAGTATACAAAGAGAAAGTTAAAATATTAAAAAAATCTTTAAAAGATAACTTATAATTAAAAAATAAGTATTATATTTGTGTATAATTTAAAAATAAAGAAAGATGAAAATTTATTCTAAGTTACTGAATGCAAAAAAAAGCATAGGTAAAGTTCACAAGAACGCAAAGAACCCACACTTTAAAAACAATTACGCTGATATAAATGCATTGATTGAAGCGGTTGAGCCTATCTTATTAGAAAATGGTTTAGTGTTGTTACAGCCTGTTTTAAATGGTAAAGTGATTACTAGAATAGTTGATGTTGAAACAGCTGAAAATGTTGAGTCAATTATGGAGTTGCCAACTTTAACAAATCCCCAACAGATGGGTAGTGCAATCACTTACTATCGTAGATACACTTTGCAAAGTCTTTTAAGCTTGCAAGCTGATGATGATGATGGAAATGCAGCTAGTAAACCACAAGCTAAGGCAAAGCCAACTTTAAACGATAAAGGATTTAGTCAAGCTATCGAGAGAATTTTAAACGGTGAAATCGAGTTAGTAGATAAGATCAAGCAAACATTCACGCTAACGCCACAACAAGAGGTAGAACTTAATGAAGTATTAAATGGAAAATAATTTACACAAAATCCCTGAATTTACCGAGACGGTAATCAGAGCAATCGAAGAAAATGATGCGGAAACATTTAGTAAAGATTTAGTTTTGTATTTACTGAAAGAAATAAAGAAAAATGAAATTTTAAGAATTGAAACGATATGAAAATAATATATGCATTATTTGACAAAGATGGGGAGTTGTTAGTATGTTTAAAAGGAAACGAATATATAGCTCCAATATCTTCAAACGTTATTTTTTACGATCAAAAAGAAGACTTAAAAACAGATAATTTTGTAGCAATTGAATTTGTTAGCAAAGTAACATATCACATGTATAGTGTTTCAAACGACGAGATTCATGTTAATTGTGAAATAGTAGAAGACTTAACAGAAAAAGATGAATCAGATTTATTAAAATATAATCAGTTATGAAAATAAGATGCTCAAGTTTACCAAAAATTATGACTAACTCCCGTACAAAAGACGGGGGTTTATCTGAAACAGCAAAGTCTGAAATGATTAAAATAGCAAAGGAGGACTTTTACGGATATAGATCACAAATGAGTAATAAATATGTCGAAAAGGGAATAGAAGTAGAGGATAAATCAATCGAGCTTTTAAGCTTAGTTAAATTTACTAAATACATAAAAAATAAGTGGCGAGTAAGTAACGATTTTCTAACGGGCGAGTGTGATATTAATGACGAGGCAAGCGATGAAATAATAGACATCAAGTCCTCTTGGAGCTTAGAAACTTTTCCAGCTTTACCAAGTGATATAAACATTAAGGATTATGAAATGCAGTTACGTGGTTACATGATGTTGTATGAACGTTCTAAAGCAAGTGTATGCTATTGTATGGTAACAACTCCAGAAGGGCTAACGATATACGAAAATAAGCTATTGCACGAAGTAGAACATATAGACC